CCAGATCACCTCAAAGAAACGCTGGGCCCATGCGTCCTTGTCGCCGGGGGCGTACTTGGCTGCAGTGTGCGCAATCGTCAAGGCGCGGTCTTTAAAGCTCGTCGAGCCTTTCATGTAACTGCCCTTGAACAACTGCCACGCGCCGGTGGTGTACCACTCAGGCAGCAAGCCTTCTTTTTGCAGGCGCTTGCGCTCTGCACTCAGAAATTCATATTTGTTTTCGATCACCATACAAAGCCCTTTTCATTCCACTTACGATTGTACTGATTACCCACCTTGGCAAAGAAGTCGTGAATTGTCGCGCTGGAAATTCCAAGGTAGAACCAGTCGCTGATCGTATCACCTTCTTCGTTGAATGCCGCGTCGAATCCGAGGTTGGCCAAACAAATATTTGCGCGCGCGTTTACGAACGCTTTCATGCTCTTAGCGTTGATGCCTTCAATGTCCCCGTGGCTGAACAGCAGGTCGACGATGCGGTGTTCGTGGTCCACCAGTGCAGTGGCTGCTGCCATTACGCGCTCTTTCATCCACTCCATGTTGAGGTGGTTCTCTTGGCAGTATGTGCGGAACAACCATGCGCCAGCTTCGTGGTGAATGTTCTCGTCGCGCACAGAGAAGTTGATGCCGGCCACCAAGTTGCTGAGTTTGTTTTTGCCGTTGCTTTGGAAGTGTTTCAAGAACGCAAAGCTGCTATACAACACACAACCCTCCATCATGGAGAACACAGCCAATGACAATGGCACGTCGTTGCTTTCCACGATGCCGTTGATGTGGGCGATGCGCGAGGCCAGCACAGGGTCATACTGCCAGCTCTGGTGGAACTCTTCTGTGGCCAACCCCAACAGCTCGTTGATACGGTTGTAGAAGCGTGCGTGCACGTTGCTTTCAAAGTATGCAAAGCAGTCCGTCATCAGCTCAATGTCTGGGTGCTGGAACGTGGGCTTAACAACGCCGCCCCAGTACTCATTGCCGACGATCAACTCGTACTTGGTGAAGAGCTTGAGTGCTGTGGTGACCCCATGGCGCTCTGCCGCCGTGAAGTCCGTCAAGATGCTGTGGATGTCTTTTTCCAGATCGATTTCGTCGAAGGTCCAGAACACCGCGTTTTGCTTGTCCGCAAAAGCCAAGGCTTCTGGGTAGTCAAATGTGTATGTTGTCTTTTTGGTTAAGAGATTTCTCATTTTGTGTGTGTTGTTATTCAGAGACAAAAAAGCCCCGAGGTTAGTCGGGGCGAGGCTTTGAGTTGCCGAGGATTACTCGGCAGCTTTTTCTGCGGCTTCTGCTTCGGCTTTGGCAGCAGCGTCCAATGCGTCAGCTTGTGGCTGACCTTGGGTGACGATCTCTTGGATCATGCCGTTGACTTGCGCGAAAGGCAAGCCACCAAGCATTTGCAAGAGTGCGTTGACTTGTTCAACGGGGAATGTGAGTGTAATCATTGTGTTTCCTATTTGGGTGGAGCGGAGAACGGGAATCGAACCCGTGCCATTAACTTGGAAGGATAATGTTCTACCATTAAACTACCTCCGCTGGTGGGGTACTCGCTGCACTGCTCGTGGATGGACCCACATTGTTGGCAGCATCCGCTTTCCCCCTATCTCTTTAGACCGCGAAGTCCTCAGCAGCAGAAGTACCGCCACCGAGCTTCTCGCCGTCTTCCAGCTTTTGCACGTTGTTCAAACCGAACGCCACGCCCTTAGAACCGTTTGCGTTGTACGCATACAGGTTCACAGACACGCGACCGAAGCAACCGCTGTAGAACTCTTCTGGGTCGATGATGGGGTTCATGTCTGCGTCAACGACGCCGGGCTTTTGGGCCGAGCTGGCATTGAAGAACATGGCACCTTTGTACGCTGGGTCATCCTTCTCAAGATCACCGTCACGCAAACCGCCCTTGACCATCTTTGGCACTGTACCGCCAAACGTGGCAGCGTTGCCATTTTTGACTTTCTCAAACGCCGCGTTGAGTTTATCGATGGTGGCCTTGTCACTCTTTGGAATGATCACGGACACACTGTACTTACCAGCCTTACCTTCGTCCATGGACTTGCCCGGTGTGAACACGTGCACGAATGAGAAACGAACTTTACCGGTAACCACTTTTTCAGCAACTTTAGACATCTTGTCTTTCCTTTTTTACGTTAAAACAGCCCTTTGGTCTGGCGGGCTGTCGGTGCCAGTTTTGCAAGTGTATCACACTTACGAAAAATCTTCCTGCACTTTTGATGGAACCAACTTAGGCTCTCCTTCAGGTCTGACGATAAGCTCACCCAACAGCTCTTGCAATGGGTTCTTACCGACCAGCTTCTCCAATTGTGCCACAGATTTCAACGCGCGTGGCTCGAAGATATCTTCACCGAACGCCTTGAGTTTATCTGCCGCCGTTTCAACGTCATCGATCTTACGGTTCTTAGCCGTCTTACCGATGGTGTATCCGGGCAGGATAATGTTATCACTGATTGCGCGATTCAACAAGTACTCTTCAACATCTTTTAGCCACGCACGGGTCTTGGATGCAGTCTGTAGTACTTTAGTTAATTCACCGTCACTCAGCAATGCGGGCTCTTTGAAATCCGCTGCTGCGGCCATGTCAGCGAAATCCGCGCGTGCGCGGCACTGTGATTTGGCCTTACAAAACAGGCAGTGGTCGCCCGGCACGAAGTCACCTTGGCCAGCATACGCTTTCTTGGCCTTGGGTTTCATTACGTGCTCCGCCCAATCCAGCAAGCTGTCCAGAGTCACCTCTTCCGTGGTGATGCTGTCGAGCCGTGGTTGGTGAATGGTGTACTCCACCATGGAGATGTTGGGGTGAGCCTCTTTGTACTTGTACCAGCCGCCCAACGCGTAAATACGCAGCTGGGGGTTGTCTTCCGCACTGACGGCTACACCTTTGCCAAACTTGAGGTCAATCACGCGCACCTTGTGCTCGTTCAAGATCACCACGTCGGCAGTGCCAAAGCCGTCAGGCACCCACTCGGAGAAGTCCACGCGCTGCTCAAAGTAAGGGGTGTCACCCTCACCAATTTGCGAACGCACGTAGAGAACGTAGTCGTCGACATACTTCTCAAACTCTTCGTTGTAGTACTCTGTGGCCTTCACCTCGTTGAGCATATCTGTATACTCTTTGGCGGTGATCTGGCCGTAGTGACGGCGCAGTTTGGCTTCGCCTAGTGTGTGGGCTGTGGTGCCCTCTTCACTGGCGCTGAACGTACCCGCCTTGCGCGGTCGTTCGGGGAGGACTGATTCCAGTCGAGCACTCGGCGTACAGGACATCCAACGTTTGGACCCCGATGCGCTGAGTAGGGCGTGTGCTGCCATACTTGCCTTTCAATGGTTTATACAAACCAAAACGTTACAAAACCTCGGTAATTATGAACAACTACCGACGATTTGTCAACTTGCTTTTTTGAGTGCTGTGATAAGGTCGGCTACAGCGCTGCCAAAATCCACCTCCACGGTGGCTTTTAGGTCCACCTTTTGGTTGCGGTCATCGCCGTAGTCGCCCTTAAATTGGCCGCGCAACGCGATTTCAGCAAGGCGGCTATTGAACGCCTTGTTGTTCACGTTGGCTAGGATCTCACGCTCCCAAAATGCTTGGGAGTGGGTGACGGCCATATCCAAGGCATCAGCAAATTCTGGGTGGTTCTTCCGAAATGTCTGTGCCGCGCCGGAACTGATTCCGATGTGCGCGAACATCATTTTTTGGGACGCGCCTGTCTTCCCCATCTCGATTAGCTCTTCGCACATCTTGGGGTCGTACTGGTAGCGAGTGGCTGTGCCCTCGCCTTTTTTCTTTGCTGTTGCCATGGTGAATAATCTCTCCTATAGAGAATTACCCATTTTGGCTGGGTGTTTCGCCCCCTGTAGCGGCTGGCGGCGTGGCTGGCGTCATGGCCGCGTCACGGATGGCTGCACGCTTTTTGGCGTCTGCCACCACCTCGTTGTAGATCATGCGGGTCATGGCCCCTGCCATCTCCATGCGCTTTTGGTCGACTGTTTTGGCCCCCATACCCGCCAAAATGTTCTGTGCTTCGTTCATGCTAACTCCTTTGCTTGCTGGTTGCGAAATTTGCGCAGGTCGCGAATGATTAGGTCGCATTCCTCCGCGGTTGAAAACTCCCAAATCGAAAGAACTTCCTTCGACTCGTCAATGTTGGCCGCCGTGGCGTCCAGCTGGATCTCCATGGTGGGCCACCCCTGCTCCACGTACTCTACGATGAATCCGTTCATACCTTCAACTCCTTGCGTATCTTTTGGATTGCAGCGGCATAGTGGTACCGCCAATACTTTTCGGTTACTTGGAGGTCATGGTGGTTGTACCCAGCCAGATGCGCCTCAATGATTTCCTGTTGCTTCTCATTCAGCCGCTCTGCCACGATGTTGTAAACGTCTTGGATGGTGTCAGGCCCCCATGGGGCCCAGCCATTATTGGCGCTGGGCTCCGAGGAGGTGTCTTCATGCTCCAACGGGTCCGGCTCTTCATCCGAAAGTCGTCGAATCGTGGCATTTACTTTACTCATAGTTTTAGTGCGGCCATTAAGGCGTCTTGAATTGAGATCTTTAATTGTAATACATCCATCACCTGATTGTCAATACTTTTCTCCATGCACAGGTGGTGAATCATTACCGGCTTGGTTTGCCCTTGGCGGAACAGTCGCGCGTTGGCTTGCAGGTAGTCCTCGCTTGACCATGGTAGGTCAAACCAAACCACCTGAGCCGTGTCGCTTACGTTACACTGCAGGTTCAAACCGATGCCCGCGCTCTTGGGGTGGCACAGCAGCATGCTGATCTCACCGTCATTCCAGCGCTTGATCATCGTGGTGTCGTTGGGGTCCATCACCACGGCCTTGGGGAACGCGTCTTTGAGGCGCGTCAACGAGTGCTTGAAGTTGTAGAACACGATGGTCGGGGTGTCCTCGTCCACCATGTCGACCATGTAGTCCATCTTCTCGGTGTGCACCTCTGTGATGCCGCCGTCCTCGTTGTAGATTTCCCCGCTGTTGATCTGCAGCAACTTGCCCGTGAGCACGCCCGCCGACGCCGCGGTCAACGTGTCACCGTCGACCTCAGCCACCGCGTCCTTGCACATGGCTTTGTACACCTCCTTGCCGCGCTTGTCCCACGCAATTTTGTGCGTGATGTCTTGGCGCTCTGGCATGGTGAGGTAGTCCTCCTTGCGCAGAGAGATGCAGATGTCAGCTAGGAGTGCGTCGATTTCCTCTTTCGCGCCTTCGCGCAATTTCCAGCTCCATACGACTCCAGTCCTCCGGTCGCGGGCGTCCGGCAGGAAAAATTTCTCCTTGTAAGAAGTCATCGATCTCCCGAGTCGCTGGCCCAAATCCAGTATACCGACCTGGCACCAAAGGTCGAGATACGACTTCGGTGTCGGTGTGCCCGTCAGGATGAAACGGTTCGTAAAGCTCTTCAACGCGCCTTTCAAGCTCTTCCATCGCTTTGACGAGGGATTCTTGAATCTGGATGACTCGTCGACGACTAGCGTCGTCCAGCTTGGCAAATTCTTCTGATCGAAGAGCCATGGCACATTTTCGCAGTTGATCAGATAGACGTCCGAGTTGGACTGCAACGCTTTCAATCTCTCTGCGGGTGTCCCCACCATCAGAGCGAACCTCAACCGACTTGTGTGTTTCCATTTGGCTGCCTCCTGTTGCCATACGTTTTTAACTACCGCCTTCGGGCCGATGATCAGCGTCTTCCCGTTCACTTGACTTATGATGGTGAGAGCCGTCACAGTCTTGCCCAGACCCATGTCCATCAGCAGGCCCAGACAGCTCGCCGTCGTGGCCTTCTCGATCACCCGTTTTTGGTACGGGTGCAATAAGTCTGCATTCAACATCAGTAGCCTCCTCTCTGGCGCGTATCCAACGCTGTATCAATGACGAAATTGGATGGTTTGGTGGTATGGGTGAATGCTGGATCATCGTATGCTGGCGGTAACACGCCTCCGTATTTTTCAATTTGTTTGGTGACTTCTTGCGTCCAGTCCGCCACCGCGTACATCTCTTGGGTGTCAGCGAACGCTTTGACTGTGCTGGCACGCGCACTAATCCACGCCACGTTGCCTTTGATGTAGCCCTTGTCAGGCTGCACGCGGTCCAGCACCGGTGAGAGTGCTTCGTTGTGCGTGCCCCACTTCAGCGGCTGCTTGAACACAGGGCAGTTGTCTGGCGCGATGGTGAATAGGTAGTCGAGTGTCAGGTTGATCGCGAGCTTTTGTCTGCCTGCGCGAATCTTTGACAGCGCCAAGATCTTGGCCACGTGGTCGCGTTTGTTCATGCTTCACCTCTTGCTAATATTTTGTCCACCCAATCTGTCACATCATCGCCAACTGAATAGCAACTTAAACACGCCTCACGCTCTTTAGCTGCTACCAGTTTGGCAAAGCGAGTTACAGAATCAATCGCTTCATCAGCGTAAATTCCTAAAAGATTAGACTGTCTAGCCATCTCAATGATTTCTTGTGTCATGCTGCCGCCTTGTCTATTGTTCGGTTATTAGCTTGTTCAGTACGCCAAATGTCCACCCGCATCTTTGCGGCTTCCATCTGCCATTTAAGGGTTTCTTCTTCCTCAACAGCCGCCGCCAATCCTGAAATTAGCTGAACATATTCAGGGTCAGCGTAAGCCTCTCGCTCTTGGGCGTTTGCCGCCTCAAACCCTTTGGTCAAAGCATCTTTCATCAAAAGCGCCTTTTTTGACTTTCTGAATTCCTCGATTTGAACCCTGTTGCCCTTGGCTTTGCCGTATTTGGGCGCGTTCTTGATAATGAAATCAACGGCTGAGTGTGGTGCTTCGTTCATTTTTTCACCTTAAATCTGACACCAAGAACGCTCGGAATTGCTTTCTTCTTCTTCCAAAGTGAACAAATCGTCATCCAGCAAAGCCCGAACATTCCTTGTTGGGTGAATCTTTATCATCTTTCTTGGGTTTTTGTCGGCAATAAACTTATCTTCAATTTGAATTAATTTTTTGATGTTTTCCCGACCGACAGGGTCTTTGGCGGCTCTTTCCCACTCTGCATTTGCCGCCAGTAAACAGGGATAGCACCCAACCCGCTTGTGTCCTTTGCCATACAAAGGATTGATTGGCGCGCCAACTTTGTTCAAATCGTCAAAAACCTCTTTTTCAAGGTAATCAACTATTGGCAAACGAACTTTAACATTTGCAAATACCTTGTTTCTGTATTCTGTGGAAAAGTCTTGCAAGGTAATCTCAATATCCTCATTCCAACCGCCGTATTTTGTACCTCTGGCACGACTTTCGTCTTTCCGCATACCCATCCAAATAACGTAAGTTCCATCACAATAATTGTTGTCAATCAACCATTTTGCAAAAGGTTGTTGTTTTAGTCGGCTTGTGCATGATTTAGCTACGCTGCTTGGAAAGTAACCAACCTTTTCCACAAAATCAAAAACATCTTTGTATTTTTCTGATTTGGTCATGTGAATCTTGATGCCATAGAAGTTTTCCATGTCAATCAAATGTTTGTCGGTCAAAGGATGGTCATATCCTGTGCTTTGGTGTACGGCAATCACTTTTTCTTTGCCAAATTCTTTCAGCGCCATCTGCAAACAAAGTTGGCTGTCTTTACCACCGCTTACTGGAACAATAATCATTTCATTCATACTTTGCCCTTTAAAAGTTCTGCAATTTTTGCTTGTACATCAGCATTTGGCTTTGCAGCTCGTTTGCTGTCTTCCTCAATCTTCCGCAACGCAGCGTCTTGGTTTGGAGGTGGTGGCGTAGTGATTCCAGCTACATCCCACTTGTTTTGAATTTGTGGTTTGACAGCAACCCATTCAGCTTTAAACGATTGCCAGTTACGCACGATTGTTTCTTTCAATGCGTCTTCCAACGACCAGCCAGCTTTTGATGCTTCTTTGCCAATGCCTTCAATCACCAACTGTGTGACCTTGGCTTTCTTGGCTTTCCTGTGAGCAATGAACTCATCCCAAACAGATTGTGAAACGCCTTCAGGCGTAGCAACGACAGTTGCTTTCTTCTTTGTTTCTTGTTTTATGTTTATTGTTTCTTGTTTTATGTTTGGTTGCTCGTCTGTTGAACGGGCGTTCAACCTACGTTCAGCGGATGCTTTACCAGCGCGTGACGCTTGTTCAA